TCATGGTTACTTGCAGAAAATGCGGAGAGGAGAAGCCAATCGATGGCTTCTATCCACGAAACAAAGTGTGCAAGGAATGCACCAAAAAGCGAGTTTCTGAATACCAAAAAGGCATTGGAAAGCATGTTCACAATAAAGCTTGCCGTAAATACAACAAGACCGAAAAGGGGAAGGTCGCCTTACAGCTTGCCAGAGATAATTACAACGAAAGCCAACCTCTAAAACAAAAGGCTAAGTGGGCTGTCAAGCGCGCCATCAAGCAAGGAAAGCTAATTAGACCTGGAGCGTGTGAGACCTGTGGTAGCAGTTGTACGCCAGATGCTCACCACTGCGACTACAGCAAGCCAACAGATGTTATGTGGCTATGTAAAGCCTGCCATGTTGAATGGCATAAGCATTTTAAACCTTCCTACCCAGAAGACCTAAAAGCAGCATAACCGCCACCTGAACATTCTATTTCACCTCACGGAGGCGGCATAACTTCGCCTCCAGTTTAAGGATTAAGCCATGTCACCTGATGAAAATGGTTACTTCCGTGCACCTAAAAAACTGGAATCGAAGGACGAAGTTATTGCCCGGATATGCGCTGGTCTGGAGCTTTATTACCAGCAGAAAGAGAGCGGAACTATTCCGAATGACGAGCGCACGCCTGAGCAGATTCAGGATGCGCAGGACGATTACTGGGTAGAGAAGCTAACCATGAAGTACGAGTCGAAACTCTGGCACGACAACTTCACAGCATCATTTCACCCAAGGTGGGAAACCACTGGACCGAAACAACAAACCTTCTACAGCGACTTCTATCGCGACACTTATGGTCGCCTTGGCGCTGTACGCAGCAGCTGAGGAATTCATCATGATCGGAAATTACTACGACCCATTCGTAACACCTCAAGAGCTCATCGCCGGACACCGCTTCAAACCCATCAACGATATCCCACGAGAAGAAATGCTGAAGCGTCAATCATTCCCAAGCGTGAACGAGAATAAATTCCTGACAACGTGGCTGAAGCAAGTACAGAGGAGATAGCCATGGCAATTCCACAGGTGGTTAGCTTCTCTGGCGGCAGAACGTCAGCATATCTTGTTTGCCTGATGGAGCAGAGAAGAAAGTCTGGCGAGGACATTCACTACGTTTATATGGACACAGGAGCTGAACATCCGAAGACGTATGAGTTTATCCGAAATATCGTCAAGTACTGGAATATAGACCTTCACTGCCTGCGGGTTATTCCAGACCCAGAAATGGGAAAGGCTAGCAGCTACGAAGAGTTAAGTGTTGATGAGATTGGTCCTGACCTCATTCCATGGAAACGGATGCTCAATAAGTACGGTCACCCATATGTTGGGGGGGCGTTCTGCACTGACAGAATGAAGTCAGTACCTTTCACGAAATACTGTCAGGAGAGATTCGGAAAAGGGAATTACCACACGTGGCTTGGCATCAGGGCTGATGAACCAAACAGACTGAGGGATGCACCTGGTTTTAGCTATCTGGCAGATATAAGCGACTTCGAAAAGCAGGATGTGCTCGATTGGTGGGAAGAGCAGCCATTTGACCTGGGGATTCAGGAACATCTCGGAAACTGCGTATTCTGCATCAAGAAGAGCATGCAGAAGGTCGCCCTGGCAACCATGGATGAGCCAGAACTGGCAACGCAATTCGTCGACGTTCTGGACAAGGAAATCCATACAGGAAGAGAGCCTGTCATGTATCGCGGTAACAACACTCTCAAATCCCTCATAGCGTTATTCAGCGACACATCACGTGACGAACTCGCTTCACGAATGACCTCCATGCGGCAATACGATACAGGCTCATGCTCTGAGTCATGCGAGGCTTTTTCTTGCCAGCTTGGATTTAACTTTGAGGATGCAGCATGAAACAAAATTTAGAGGAGTCCGCCCAATGAGCAATATCGACAAACAAGCTTTGACTGCTGAATCAGTGCGCGAATCAGGAAACATCCTGCTTATTGTGGCTGCTCGCATGGCCCGTCGTGAACTCTTCACGCCACTGCATTACGTCAGCGAGCTTCCTCAGAAAGTGGTCAGCATGCGCGTATTCCGCGAAGCGCTGGAGAGGTCCGAGGAAACTCTTCATCGTGAAGTATACAAAATCGTTGACGGCCACGATCGGTTGCAAAAGAAGCTGAAAGAGGCTGAGGCAAAGCTGGAAGCCGCAGAGAAGCTCAACGCAGAACTTATGGAGAAACAGCGCCTGATTGATATCTGCCAGGGGCAAGGTCTGGAGCATCGAATCGCAGCAGAGAAACGCGCTGAGGCAGCAGAGAAGCGGATTGCTGAGCTGGAGCGTAAAGAACAGCACAGTGAACGCCAGTCAGTAATTGATGCGCTGGCTGGTTCTGGTGAGGAATGGAGTGATATCGAAGAATACATGCAGAAGTGGGACGCGGAACGCGCCTCCGCAGCCGGTAAAGGGGAGTGAGCATGAAATACGAAATCCCGGAATCAGAAGATATTGATGGCAGCAGGATATGCTCCGTGAAATAGACTGCGCCCTTGATGTCTTGCGTGATGAACATGAGCACGCAGAGGTAGTGGAGGAAATCATCAATGATATCACCGCGAGAATAGCATCACTCCGCGCGTACTCTGGATACTGAGGACTAACCTATGAGCACTATTACCAGAGAATTCACCAAAGAGCAGTTACAGCAAATTATCGAAACTGACCACGTTCAATGCGGTGAGGCTTCTTCGCTGGCGCGTATCGCGCTGGCATCGCTCGAAGCGGAGCCTGTGGAGTGGCGAGTGGCTTTTACACTCGATGGTCAGTCAGGTAGTGATTTCGAAAAGACTTTCGAAAGCCAGGCGAAGATGAATGAGGTGATTTCGCTTCATGAGCACGCAGGATTCAGCGCCAGCATCACGCCGCTATTCACCACCCCGCCAGTGCCGGTATCTGTGCCAGCTGATGCTGATGACAACTTCTACTCGTGGTTCTGTCGTGAATGGGAGCAGAATTATCAACCTAACGGGTACTCTTTGTCAGCAAAAAAACATCTAGGCGCAATAGCTGAATCCGCATGGTTTGCCTGCCGCGCCGCCATGCTTCAGGGTGCCGAACAACAAAATCGACAACAAAATATTCCTGAAAATATTCCAGCCAACACGCCATGCAAGCAAGCGCCAGAGCATATCTGGCTTCAGACTGCCGGAGTCTGGCCGGAGAACGGCGAGTTCAGCGAATTAACGTGGTGCAGCGATAATCAGCACGAGGACGACACTCTCTATGTTCGCGCTGACGTCGTGTCTGGCAACTCTCAGGTGATTCCGGATGGTTTGAATATCCGTGCTGTTGCTGCATTGCGCGAGGCCGTCCGCAATCAGTGGCTGAAGTCTGACGAGTTAGCAGACAAGGTTTACTGGCGAAGCATGCATGACATCGCCAATGAGATTGTTTCAGCCATGCTCGCAGCAGCACCGCAGCAGGAGGTGAAGTGATGGGCAAGTTTACTTTCGTCATTGAGTTCGAAGACGGCAAGGAGCCGCCAGTGCATGCCCATATGGAAGCTTTCGGCGGGGTGGTTGTTGCGGTCGCGTTCCGTGATGCATTGAGCGAGGATGATCCTCCCAAGGCCCCCACTACCCCTCATCAGGTGCTTGGTGAGATGCGGTGCTTTATCTGCAATGGGAAGCATCCGATCGGTGTCGCCTGCCCATTTAGTTCCCCCACAATGGTATCGCACAATGAATAACCCATTCGACGCAGTAATGTTCGTGCTGCTGGTCATCGGCGCACTTCAGGGTATGGGGTGGCTGCCATGGTGAGCAAACTCAAACAGCGGCGCACGCGCCGCTATAAATCCGACATAGCCTGGTGGATGGCCGAAGCGCAGGACTGGAAATATATCGCGCTTGAGCACGCAGCCGAGATAGACAGGCTAAAAAAACTGGTTATACGCGTACCCATGCCGGTGGTGGTGCCAGAGTCTGTGGCCGATGAACTGAAACTGAGAGAGGTGGGGTGATGTCTGATATTTGCGTTTTCCGCGATGATGTAAAGAACTGCATTGTGCTGAAAGACGGCGAGAAGCTTTTCACGTTCACGCCTGAGCAGTGGGCAGTGATCTGCATGGCGGCAAACTCTGACATGGAAAACCGCCTGTATGCACTTAAGCATGGCGAGACGCTACGACTTGAGCGTGAGCGTACCTGGGCGGCGAATCGTGAAAAGGTCAGGAGGGGATGATGGACTATTCACAGTTAAGCGACAGGGATATTGATGCTCTGGTATTGCAGGCGATTTACGGCAATCAGGCCAAAGACAAGGACATCATGCGCGCCTGGTTACGGGGGGGATTCAAATACACAACAAACCCAGCAGATGCTTGGCCGATTATTGCTGAAAACAAAATCAGTATTTACGCAGCGATTCTGGGTGACAGCAGGGGAGAATGGGGCGCGGAAGCATCTTTAACTGAGCATTACCATTTCCACAACAATCCTCTGCGCGCCGCGATGGTTGTATTCCTCATGATACAGGAAAATCAGAATGGCTAAGACAGCAGCAGAACGCAAAGCAGCGCAGCGCGCCCGCCAGGCTGAAGCCGGTGAGCGCAAGCTGGAGCTGGTGCTCGACGAGCAGGAAATGGAGATGCTGGCGCGGAATTGTGCGGAGCGTCGCCCGGGCCGCGACCCATACGAGCTGAGCGAGTACATTGCCCTGCTGATCCGCCAGGATGATGCGCGGGTACGCGGTCGCATCAAAGCCATCAGCGCTAACCAGTGTGGGAAATGCGGCGACAGCCTGCCGGTGAAGTCCTGCCCGTGCGCCGGTGATTCGGCCTGCTGGGTAACGCAGGGCTGGCATGAAACGAAACTTGCGGTGTGACCTGTCACGGCGTATTGACTAAATCCTCACATGATTATACTGTTTAAATGTACAGTATTATTATGTGAGGTTCCATCATGGGCTTTCCATCTCCGGCAACAGATTACGTAGAAACAACTCTCACCGTAGCCAGGCTTTGCGGCTATGACGCCAACTGCCGAACCGTTGAGACCTCGGCGGGCTATGCCATCGTTAACGTATCGAGGAAACCACATCCGGGCGACACCGTGCTGATTTCGTATTGCGGCCGCACGGAGTTTGCCAAAGTGCAGGGAAGGGCGCTTATCGTTCCTGAGGGTGAGGCGATCGAAGGCGATGCGCTGGACGAGACGACTGTGCATGGCGTGGTGACCCACTTCCTCAACCATGCCAGCAATCAGGGTAGCGATACGATACCAGTCATGTAACATCTGCGTGGGCGTGATAGTATTACCTGCATGGTAATAAAATTACTCAGGTGGTAATGATGCCCGCGATACCAAAGCCGCATAAGCGCAAATCGACGCAATTTGAGCCTCTCAGCGTTCTGAAGGAAGCCTATTGCCAAGAATACATCAAATGCCCGGAGAATCAGACTCAGGCGGCGATTAATGCCGGGT